AATTAAAATGGTTTTTCTTTTCCCGCAACTTTTTGGGCTGTTTTTATGGTGGACAAGGGTGTGTGTTGTTTTATATTAGTGTTATTACTAAAATAGGTATGGGTTTTGTTTTTTCCGCTACTTTTTAGGGCTTATTTTGGTATATATATAACAGTGGTGGGGGTAAAAAGGTGCGTGCTTTTTTGTTTCGCCGAACTTTTGGCAAAGGGTTTTGGGGCAAAGGTGTGTGGTTTTATGTAGGTATGTATAACCATATTTATGTTTTTACACATATATGTATTTACATATATATGTATAACCATATTTATGTATGGCAATAAATAAGGGTAGGGGGTGGGGGCTGAAATAAAAGTAGGGGGAGGGGTTGAAAAAATGTGGGCTAATACCTTAGGGTAAAAAGGGGAAATAAATTAATTAATCGGCGAAAAAATGTATTTTTAAATAATTTATTTATATAATTAAATTAGTAATTTTTGTAATTTATTTTCAAATAAATAATTTCACTAATAACGATAATATCGGTAAGGTTTTAGTTAAAAAACAATTTTTGAACCATTTTAGTTTTTAAAATTATTTATAATAAACTATAATATGACTAAGAATAACGTTTAGTAGCATTGTTTTATAATGTTTATGCTAAAACTACCACAACTTTTTATTTTTACCAATTTTTAAAAATTTATGTAATTTTTTTAAAAATTTTTTAAATTTCATGTATAATTTTTTGACAAAACTATATTATATAATTAGGGGATTACTAATTAAATCAGTGTTTTAAGTAATTGATTTGTATTTAGTAACTAGTAGATAAGGAAAAAAGGTTGGGGGAGGGTTACACAATTTTTAGGAAAAATTGTTTTTTAAACCTAAAAAATGAGGCATTATGAATTTAACTAATAAACAATATATAGATGCATTATTAGAAACAGACCTCAGTGTTTACACAAATCTTAAAAATTTATTTAATATGCTGCAAATATACGAAAAAGAAGATTTTAAGGTTGCCCACGCTTTAAATAAGATTGTAAAAAAATATAGTGCTAAGGGAAGTTTGGGTAAAGAAAACATTGCTTTGTTTTACCAATTATACAAAGAAAGTTATTTATTTGATGCCCCATATGAGTTTGAAAGTTATTTAATGTATGTAGAGTGGGATAGAGAGCCAAGTAAAAGATTTTACCTACCAAGAAGAAAGCAACTTAAACAAGTTGTTGACGCCCTACAACTTTTAGAAGATGATGAATTAGATTTACTATCTATTAGTATGCCACCTGGTGTGGGAAAAACGACCATCGGATGTTTTTTCCTAAGTTGGATTATGGGGAGACACCCCGACGAGTGTAACTTAGCAAGTGCTCATGGGGATAAACTAACTAGGGGTTTTTATGACCAAGTAAGTGTAATTATAACCGACCCAGAATACAATTATAAAGATGTATTCCCTAATGTTGTTTTAGAAAGTGTAAACAGTAAGGATCAGTTTATAAACCTAAATAAGCCAAAACGTTATAAAACGTTAACTTGTCGTAGTATAGATGGAACACTTACGGGTGCAACCCGTTGTGAACGTTACCTCTATTGTGACGACTTAGTAAGTGGCATTGAAGAAGCGTGGAATCGTGACCGTCTAGATAAGTTATGGGAAAAGTACACAAATGACCTTAAATCAAGGAAGAAAAAGCGTTGCAAGGAAATACATATCGCAACTAGATGGTCCGTTCACGACGTCATCGGCAGGTTAGAAAGAATTTATGATGGTAATCCTAGAGCAAAATTTATAGTTATGCCTGCCCTTGACGTAAATGGAGAAAGTAACTTTGACTACTTATATGATGTTGGTTTTAGCACTGCTAACTATAATGATATAAGGAACTCAATGGACGATATTAGTTGGCGTAGTTTATATATGAATGAGCCTATTGAAAGGGATGGGTTACTATTTCCCGAAGATAGCCTTAATTATTACAATGGTGTTCTTCCAGGCGAACCTGATAGAATTATTTTCTTTTGTGACGTTGCTTGGGGTGGTGGGGACTACCTAAGTATGCCTTTTGGGTATATATATGGAAAAGATGTTTATATACCTGATGTTGTATTTCACAAAGGCACAAAGGACATAACAAGACCTATTGTTGTAGGTAAAATACTAAAGCATAAACCACACGCAGGTAGGTTTGAAGCCAACAATGGTGGTGATGAGTACGCAGATTGGGTTGACGAAATTTTAAAAAAGCAACACAACTATAAAATGAACATAACACATCGCAAAGCACCAACAACGAAAAGTAAACTAGCAAGAATAATACAAGCACAACCAGAAATATCCAAATGTTACTTTTTAGATAAAAAACATAGAAGTGCTGAGTATAATGAATTTATGAAAAATATAACAGGGTTTTCTGTTAGTACAAAAAATAGAAATGACGATGGTCCTGATAGTATGGCGGGCTTAGTTAACTTTGTTGACAAAAGTACAACAAATGTTTCAGTTATATTTAGACCATTTTAGAGGTGAAAAACATGGGCTTTTTTGGAAGGAAAAGGATTTATTACACAGTACCTCAAGGACTGCTGTCTAATGAAACACTTAAAGAAATTTTAGAAAATTGCTTTTTAATTCATAACAAGAATAGGGAAGAAATTGAATACCTTTATAATTTCTATAAAGGCAAACAAGACATTTTAAATAGGTCCAATAAGGTTGTTCGTCCAGAAATTGATGAGCGTATTGTTGAAAACTATGCTAAATACATAACAAAGTTTAAAAGCGGGTTTATTTGGGGCGAGCCTATTCAATTAATTAAAAATAGCAATGGACAAGCCAAACTAACAGATGAAGAAAGAAAACAAAGCGAAGAAATCAAAGACAAGCAAGTAATTATTCTTAACGAATACTTTGAAGAATGTGGTAAGCACAAAAAGGATAAAGAGTGTGCTATGTGGGTACTAACTTGCGGTTTAGGCTATATGTGTATCTTGCCTAATAAAGAAGTTAATGCTAGGGTTCCTTTTAATTTATATGTTTTAGACCCTAGACAAACATTTATTGTTTATAGTAATGACTTTACCAAAGAGCCTGTAATGGCTGTAACATACTATACAAAGGTTGTTGATAGTAGAAATGTGGACATTGTATTAACAATTTACACTAAGCAATTTAATTATGAGTTAACTTTAAACGAAAGATTTACTGACATAAAAGACGTTATTGCCACACCTAACGTATTAGGGGAGATACCTATTGTTGAGTTTAATTACGATGAAGTGTTGCAAGGTTGTTATGAACACGTAATACCACTACTTAACGCTATTAACCTTGTTAGTAGTGATAGACTTAATGACGTTGAACAAGCAGTTCAGTGGTTTATGAAATTTATTAACGTTGATATTGATGAAGAGCAATATGACAAGTTTAAGCGTATGGGTGTTATTGTTGTTCAACAACATGAGCAAGGTGCGGTGCCCGTAGTAGATAGTGTGGTTAACACCTTAGACCAAGCACAGATACAAGTATATAAAAATGACATGGTTAGAACATTGTTTATTTTATGTAACATACCAGAACGCAACTCAGACCCCGGTGATAACACTGGTCAAGCCCTTATTGTTGGTCAAGGTTGGGCGGACGCAGAGGGCAACGCTAAGGATGTTGAGGCAGAGCAAAGCATTGCACAAAAACAACTTTTAAGGCTTGCTATTAAAATTTGTAAGGGCATTAATGGGGTTCCTGAAGAAGTTAAAAATGCTTACGTTGAGGACATTGACATTAAATTTACTAGAAATCGCTCAGACAACTTGTTAATTAAAACACAAGCGTTGCAAACCATGTTACGTAGTGGTGTTCACCCATTATTAGCATTTAAAATTTGTGGTTTATTCAGCGACCCACAAAAAGCATATGAATTAAGTAAACCAATGCTTGAGTTGGTTAAAGTTGAAAATAAAAAATCGCAAGGTATAGATAAAATCGACCCTACAACAAATGAAAACAATTTAGCACAACAATTAAAGAAAGAAAACGAATAACTTATTTAGGTATTACCCGTAACAACGGTAATATATATTTAAAAATTCACCAAAAAAACATGAGGACAAGACCTCGTATAAAAAATGTATTAGAAAGGGAATAAAGATGAAAAGAAAAGATTTAGAGGAATTAGGTTTAACAAAGGAACAAGTTGATGCCATCATGAAGGCTCATGGAGAGGACATTAATACCATTAAAGCAGAAAGGGAACAACTTGAACAAGAAAGAAACAAGTTTAAAGCCGATCTGGAGAAGGTAGTTTCTGAAAAGAGCCAACTTGAAAATGAGTACAACAGTTTCAAAAATTCAAAAATGACGGAAGAAGAAAAACAGCAAGCCCTATTAAAAAAGCAACAAGAGGAACAAGAAAAAATCCTCAAAGACGCTAAGGAGGCTCAAGCAAAGTATGACCGTCTATACAAAGAAACAAAGGTTAAAGGTGTGCTTATCAGTAAAGGTTTACAAGAAGAAGTCGCTAATAAATTTGTTGCAAGACTTTTAGGGGAAACCGAAGAAGAAAGCATTAAAAATGCAACAGAATTTGCGGACTTACTAGAAGCACAACGTAAAGAAGCCGCAACAAAAGCGGTTGAAGAAGCGTTAAAAGGGACACCTAACCCTAAACAAAAACAAGAAGGTGGGGACCCACAACCATATGTCCCACCAAAAGTATTTTAATTAAAAATAATAAGGAGTTGAAATTAAATTGGCAAGACTTACTTCATTAAGCGTATTACTTGAAGATGGCGGACAGGCATTTTTAAGAGAGTTATACGGCAAAGTTATTCAAAATGTTGAAAAATCAACATTAAGTTCATTATTTAAAAACAGAGATTTAAGTGGCGACCCAGAGTCTGGTTCCGTTGAAGTAAATCGTTATCAAAACGCAAAGTCAAAAGCCTATGGAACTGCAAGAACACTCGGTAAAGGCGACGGTGTAACAAGAAAACCTATCACTGTTACTATTGATGTTGACAGAGAAATCGTTGAAGAAATTGAAAACAAGGACATTAAACTTGATGGACTTGATGGTTTATTAAATCGTAGAAGCCTTAACCATATTCGTTCGATGGTACGTGAATTAGAAAAAGCATTTTGGTTTAAAACCGCTGTTGAGGCAGAAGTAGAATTCCAACCAAGTGCCTCTGGTTTAACTATTGCACAAGAAATTGAAGAACAAATTGTAGCACTAGAAAAAACACAAAATGACTACGTTGATGGTGTTGACCGCAACATAATGGCATTAGTATTAGATACTGATACATATAGTTCACTTCGTAATTACCTTGATACTACTGTAAACAATGCTAATATTAGCACTGCAAATGAAACATTTGGTATCTTTCATGGTGTTAGAACTTATAGTTCCGTTTACCTACCAAAAGGTGTTAAAGGCTTACTATTTGTTGAAGGTATGACCGCACAACCAGTTATAGCAAATCCATATGTTGGTGAGCGTATTGGTTTAAGCGAAGCATACGCAGTGTCTTTATTCTACCATTATGGAACAGGAGTTGTAACACCTGACCTAATCAGCGCTTACAAACGACAATTAGCAAAACCAGTTATTGCATTATCCAGCTCAACTTTAACAGTTACTGCTGTTACCGACGCTACTGAATATGATGTATATGCAGGTTTAGCAAAAATCGCAACAATTAAACCAGTTGCGGGAGCAATTACTGCGGACTTAACTGACTACATTGAAGAAGCGGGCGAATACGCTATTACTGTTGTTGCTAAGAATCCACAAGAAGCCTATCAAGCAAGTGCTAAATCAGACGCAAAAACATACACAGTATCAGCAGGTAGTTAGAGGTGAAATAAATGACTCAACTTGAAAGATTAAAATTGCGATTATCTAGTGAGTTGGCAAAAAGTGATGACTCCCAAGATGCCTTGTTAGAGGAATTACTACTTGTAGCCGAACAAGATATTTTAAATAAAAGATATCCCTTTGGAACAACTATTACATACTTAGATGAAAATGGAAATTTACAAACTAAGTGTGCAGAACTAGAGGAACGTTATAAAGGTCTTCAGGTTGAACTTGCGCTTGTAAAATACAATATGCAAGGCGTGGAGGGGCAGACTTCACACGCAGAGAATGGTGTAACGAGGGCATATAAATCTTATGATGCCCTCCTTCACCAAGTTATGCCAAAAGCAAAGGCACTTTATTAGGGTCGATACTATGAGAGATTGCGTGAAAAACAAACAAACCATATATTGGTCCAGGTTTGTTGATGTTGAACCTAAATTAAAAGATGGTGTTGCAACAGGCTCTTATATAAAGGTTTATAGTGACCCAATAGAAATTAAAGTTAACATTGCTTCTGTTGTATCCCGTAGTGGTGTTTATACTAATGAGCAATATGGTGCAAAATTCAAACACGATAAATTAATTACTACATCAAAGGATTTAGGTATAAAAACAGAAGATAAGTTTTGGGTTGGTATTCCAACAACCTCGGATGCAAATTATGTTGTAAGTGGTATTTACCCATCTAAAAACGTTATTGTTATAGGACTAAATATGGTGGTATAAATGCGTTATAGAGGTCCACTACCGAAAGAAATTAGAGATGATTATAGAAGACTCGAAAAAATGGTTGAGGATGCTTTAAATTACATTAAGTTTGTCAGGGGTAAAAATAAGCGTCTTTGGCAATTAGCGGAAGTTGCGGAGTCATACTTGCGGTGGCTAGTTCCTGTTGATAGTGGCGAATTAGTTGATTCCATAGAATTAAAACCAGAATATGAACTTCACGGAAGATATAATTATCTAGTTTCTATTACTATAACATTAAACGCACCCTATGCAAAATTTGTTGAGTTTGGGACGGGAGTTATAGGACAAAATAACCCACACAAAGAAGCAGATAATGTTGGTTGGGATTACGATATAAACGGTCATGGTGAAAAGGGCTGGGTGTATTATAATAAGAAGACTGGAAGATTTTTTCGGACAAAGGGTGAAGAACCTTCCGCCTTTTTATATAAGACGTTTTTAATGCTAGAATCTATGATTGGTAGTACTGTAACAAACGCAAAATGGTATGGGTTAGAGTTTGATGTTGATGAAAACACAAACCCATATATACGTATTTATAAGGAGTAGTTATATGATAGATGTTGAACAACTGGTATTTACATACTTATATGATAAAGTAAATCAATCATATGACAACGTTATTATGCTAAGTGAATATGTTAGAGTACCCCCAACATTTCCTTGTGTTCAAGTCCAACAAATATCTTCGGTAACGCACATACCATCACAGGATAGCGATAATAGGGAAAATAACGTTGTAGTTGGTTTTCAAGTGGATGTTTATACCAAAGGCGACAATAAAAAAGAAGATTGCAAAAATATTATGAATGTTATTGATGAGGAATTTTTACGTTTGGGTTTCTCTAGAAAACTTTTAACACAAATATCAAACGTAGAAGATGATAGTATTTATAGAATAACTGCAAGATATGCAGGTATTGTAAGTAAAGAATATATTGTCTATACCAACTAAAAAGGAGTTGAAAATAAAATGGCTATTGATTTAATCTCTGCTGGAGTAAAGTTATACTATGGTGTTGAGTCAACAAAAGGAACAAGACCTACGTCTACTTCTAGTTACACACCACTTTCAGGTTTAAAAGAAATTCCTGAAATGAACCCAGAACCAGAAACTATTGAAGCAACAACCCTAGATAATAGTACATATAAAACTTATGTAGAGGGTTTAAAAGATTTAGGTGGTTCTTTAGGTTTCACTTTTAATTTAACACAAGAATTTGTTACTGCGTGGGAAGCGTTAATTACTGCAAGCACCGCTGGGGAAGAAGATCAACTTAGTACGTGGTTTGTTATTATTATCCCGGGGATTACGAAAGCATTGTATTTTAAAGGAAAACCATCGCCGCTTGGTTTACCTTCAATTAGTGTTAATTCATTACTTGAAATTACTGCTTACATTGTGCCTACGGGCGAACCAGAATGGACGACAAAACCAACTGAACCTGAACCTGAACAAACTGAATAATTATTAACGTAAAAGGAGAATATTATGTTTAAACTAAATGGAAAAGAATATAAAGATATTGAAATTACCTATAATGTAGTAGC